ATACTGAAGGGCACCTGATGGCAAAAGTCAAAGTCACATACGATCCGACACAACAACAGGTTGTTCCAGTAGATCAAGCAAAGGTCACCACGACGGTTGAGGACGTTGATACGGCTGCGCAGCAGGCAGCGATGAGTGCGCGAATTAAAGCCGCGCTCGCACGAATCAGGGAGTTGTTCCCCGATTACGTGTTCTTTTTTGACACCGACGCTGGCGGGTTTGGTCAGGACGTACGCGACCTCCTCGTGCGCGCTGTAGAAGCCAACTACACCGATGACCGGTTCTTGTCTGAATACAAACAGACGAGCTACTACAAGGAAACCGCAGACAAAGTAAAACTGTGGAACGCCAAGTCACCGGAACAGAAAGCGGAAGAAACCCGTGTCAGCGCCGCAGACCTGCAAGCCAACTACGGCGACCTGTTTGATTTCGAGGGGGCGGACACGATACTGCAGCAAATAGCAGGCAATGTGGCACGGCTTGGCCTTACGGGGAACCGTCTCAAAAACTTCATCTATGCGGAAGCGATCCGGTTGCGACCAACCGGGATGAAACCACCTACCCTGGAATCAGCAGCAGCCGACGCATTGCGCACAACCGTACGCGAATACGGGTACACACCCAGCGACGACGAAATCAACTCAATCCTCACTGGGCAACCCGACCGGAAAGGTATCGTTTTGAACGACAAAGCGTTGATTGAACGAGCAAAAAACTCAGCCAAAGCCCTTTATCCACACCTTTCACAGCAACTTGATGCTGGTCTGTCGCTCGACGACTTGTTCAAGAATTACCGAACGTACGCATCCCAATACCTGGAACTCGACCCAAATCAAATAGATTTCGTCAAAGACCCGAAATGGGCTCGAGCGTTCGGCACCGCACAAACAGGCCCGATGTCGCTCGCTGACTGGGAGCGAGAACTTAAAACCAACAAGGACTACGGTTGGCAGTTCACTAATCAGGCAAACCAGCAGGTGTCTAGCGTGGTGTCTACTCTTGAAAGGGCATTTGGGTTAGTGCGATGAGCGATACACCACTTAGCAACGAAGAACTTGCCAATCTCCAAATCTTCCCTGGCGGCGTTACGTTTGGGCAGGCACAGGAAATAATCCAACAACAGACCGCACCTGTCCCACCAGTTGACGAACCCAAAGAGGATGAAAAAACGGGTGGAGGCGGCGGCGGTGGCGGAGGCGGCACGAAGACCGCTATTTCAACAGATCAGTTCGTTCGCGGCGGTCGCAACATTTTGCGCACCACATACTCGGACGGTACTTTCACCGACGAAGATCTAGGCGCAGCAACTTCTCAAACAGACTCCGATGCTGCGTTCAGGGCAGGACAACTTGCCCAGCAACGCAGTGACGCCTTTAGTCGATTGCGTACACTTCTAAACCGAGTTGGCTTGCAAGAACTTGAAGGCGCAGTTCAAGGCGTCATAACAAGCGGAACCGTTGACCTTGGAGATCCAAACGCCATCCTGTTTGCGCTCAGAGAACAACCCGCGTACCAGCGTCGTTTTGCTGGCAATGCCGCTCGTGCCCGCAAGGGATTGGCAGAACTTGATCCGTCAACGTATGTCGGCCTCGAAGAACAGTACCGCCAACTATTGCGTTCTAACGGTCTTCCGGTCGGGTTCTATGACCAAACTGACGACTTCCAAAAGTTCATCGAAGGCGACGTATCACCACAAGAATTACAGGACCGTATCCAGCAGGGATACCGTCGCGTGCAAGACGCAGACCCGGAAGTGCGCCGCCAGATGCGCGAGTTGTACAAAGTTGACGACAACGCCCTAGCCGCCTACTTCCTTGACCCGGAACGAGCACAACCGCTGTTGGCCCGTCAGGCGCGTGCTGCCGAGATTGCCGCACGCGGAAGCGAACAAGCACGCCTACAACTCACTGCTGCACAAGCAGAAGAACTGGCTGCTCGCGGGATTACCCCAGAACAAGCGCAGGCGCAGTTTGCGCAACGTGGGGCACTCGAAGGCCTCTACCAGCCCATGACCGGAGAAGAGGCATTGAGCATAGAACAACAGCTTGGCGCCACATTTGGTTATGACGTTCAGGCTCTCGAAGCAGTAAAACGCCGTCAAGAACAGCGTGTCGCACAGTTCAAAGGCGGAGGCAGTTTCGCTGCCACTACTGGCGCTACTTCCGGTACGATCGAGACCGGCGCGGGAATGGCCCAGTAGGCCTTGACACCAGTAGCCGATGTGCTACTCTGAGTGACGTCACATAAGACACAGCCACCAGGAACCTCCAACCTGGTGTGGGTAAAGGAGTGAGCCAATGTCAAACGTCCACGATTTCGAAGACGATTCTGTTGACGAGGCACCGAAAGACCCCGTGCGTGCACGGATGCGTCTACTGGAAAAGGAAGCCGCAGAGCTGAAGAAACAGCTTGTGGAAGCCGAATCAGTCAAACGCGAAATGGCCTTCATCAAGGCGGGAGTCCCAATGGACAACCCGGTGGCGAAGTATTTCGTGAAAGGCTACGACGGCGAAGTCACTCCAGAAGCGATCCGTCAAGCAGCGGAGGAAGCGAATCTCATCGCTAAAGCAGCGGAGTCGGCGCAAGCCAAATCCGAGGCTGATGCGTGGAGCCGTATTACGAAGGCTCAACGTGCGGGCGAGACAAGCGAACCTGTGGTCGATTGGAACTCCAAAATCAACCAGGCTCGTAACTCGGATGAAGTGATGCAGATACTGGCCCAAGCAAGGCAAGAAGCAGAAAACATCTAGCCCGCAGGCCCCGAGCCTGTCGGGAGAAAGAAACAGGCAATGTCCAAGACACAACAGAGCAGCCTGCTCACAGACCAGGTTGCATTTGACAGGATTGCGTACTTCGCACTCCGCTCCGAACTTCTGTTCGACGCGGTTGCAGACGTGATGCCGGTCGCACAAGCAATGCCAGGTTCATCGGTCAAGTTCACGATCTTCAATGATCTGAGCGAAAAGACCTCGACCCTGACGGAAGACACCGATGTCACCCCAGTGGTGATGGGTGACTCCCAGGTCGAAGTGACGCTGGACGAGTACGGCAACGCCGTGAACACCACCGCCAAGTTGCGTGGAACTTCGTTCCTTGACGTGGATGCGGCAGCCGCCAACCTGGTTGGCTACAACGCCGGTATCTCGATCGACGGAGTGATCCGTGACGTCCTCTCGGCTGGCACGAACGTCGTCTACGGTGGCGGCGGAAGCACCACCCCGACGGCTCGCACCGAAATCGAGGCGAGTGACATCATCGAGGCGAACGACGTCCGCAAGGTTGTCGCCGCTCTCCGCAAGGCCAACGCAGTGTCGTTCAACGGCATGTACATGGGCTACATCCACCCCGACGTGAGCTACGACCTCCGCCGTGAGACGGGTGTTGCTTCGTGGCGTGACCCGCACGTGTACAGCGATCCGGCTGGCATCTACAACGGCGAAATCGGAGCCTTCGAAGGTGTGCGTTTCATTGAGACGCCGCGTGCGAAGATTTTCGAGAACGCCTCGAACGGCTCTGGCTCGACTGGCACGGTGGATGCGTACTGCACCCACATCTGCGGTCGTCAGGCTCTGGCGAAGGCGCACAGCATCGTGGATGGCAACGGCGCGTTCCCGCGTGTCGTTCGCGGTCCGGTGGTGGACGTCCTCCAGCGCTTCCAGCCGGTCGGCTGGTACTGGCTCGGTGGCTACGCACGATTCCGCGAGGCTTCGCTGCGTCGCATTGAGTCGTCGTCGTCAATCGGCGCAAACTGAACTAGTTAGTTCAGTCAACTGAACGTGGGGGTGGGTGGGCGTTCCCCTGGCTCATCCACCCCCGCTTCTGTTTTTCTGCTATCATTTGGCGCGAGGTAACTGATGTCGATTTCCAACTACGCCGAAAACAAACTTCTTGACACGCTCCGTGCCCAGTCGTTTTCCGTTAGCAACGTCTACGTAAAACTCCACTTGGGGGACCCTGGTGAAGCGGGTACAAGCAACGCAGCCGCAGAGACGACCCGCGAAGAAGTCACGTTCTCTGCTGCGTCAAGCGGTTCGATGGCGTCATCTGCGACCGTCGAATGGACGAACGTTTCCACCACGGAAACCTATTCGCATTTCTCGTTGTGGGATAACTCGACTGCGGGCAACTGCTTGTGGACTGGCGCGTTGTCTTCGTCTGCTGCGGTTACTGCTGGCGACACTTTCCAGATCACTTCGCTTACGCTGACCCTGGATTGAGGTGAGGTAGCCGGATGGCTACTGGCGTCACCGACTTCTCCTTCGGGTTCGTTGATACTCCTGGCTTTCGGGAGTTTGAAGAAGTACCGAACTACACGTACCGCAAGGTCGTCTATTTTGCTTCGCCTTTCTCTGCGACGCAGGGCTTCTATCGCGGCCTAGTCGTTGTTGACCGTACTGCTTCAGCAGCAGGTACAGGGTCGTCAACTGCGCAACG